ATGTATTTTTAATTCATTACGCCAGTTACGTTTAATACCATTAGGTACAATGATCAAAGCTGAGTTTATTTTACCTTTGTCAAACAAAATAGCGATGTTATCAATACATACTTTGGTCTTACCAGTACCCATTTCCATAAATAATGCCCACACTTCCTTGTTCCAACTAGCTGACAATGCATCTAATTGATGTTGAAAAGGCGTCGTTTTAAATCTATAATCCATAATAACTTTCTAAAAGAGCAATATAATACTTGCTTATATAAATTACAAGAGATAAAGGAGAAATTAGAAAGATGGAATTTAAAAAAGAAAAACAGGATAAAAAACCTACTGTATTTTTAGTACAGGAAAATCCATATATAAACGTGTTAAGTGCACAGGAATATGGAGATATTGTTTTATTGTTTGAAAGTGGTCAACAAATTATGTTTAGTCCACAGCCTGCGATAAAAAAACTTCGCAGAAAACTCAAAGATTTCGATGATAATGACTATCTTTTAATGATGGGTGATCCAGCAGCAATGGGTATTGCATGTTGTATTGCTTCTGATATGAATAGAGGTAGATTTAAAATACTTAAATGGGATAAGATTCAAAAAAAATATTATTCTGTTAGTATTAACATTAATGAGAAAGGCGAAATAGATGAGCAAGATAAACTTTGAAGGCGACGCAGTAGCTAATTTAGAACAAACAGGTTTAGAATCTGTTGCAGAATTACTCAGAGAACAGTTACGTTTAGAGAGTGTCATAGTAGACACAGAAGAACAATTAAAAGGTTATAAAGAACATTTACGCAAATTATCTGGTGAAACAATACCAGAAAAAATGGCAGAGTTAGGCATGACATCAACAGAAATGTACGATGGATCAAAGGTACAAGTAGTAGAAGACATTTATGTATCTATACCTAAAGATCCAAGTAAATCTAAAGCATGTTATGAATGGCTAGAAGACAATGGTTTAGGAGACATTATTAAGAATAGTGTCGGTATAAGTTTCGGTAAGGGTGAGAGCAACATGGCAACACATTTGCAAGAAACCATCAAAGAGATGGGTCTCATACCTGAAGTAAAAGTTTCAGTGCATCCTTCGACACTGAAAGCCACTATTAAAAAGTGGCATGAAGAAGGAAAATCTGTCCCAGACAATACTTTTAGTTTGTTTATCGGACAGAAAACAAAAATAACCAAGAAAAAATAAGGAGTAAATATGGCAAACGCTATAAAGAAAAAAGACGAAACTAACGTAGTTGCTTTTGATCCTAGCATGTTTGAAAAAGATGCTAACCAAGGACTAGGCAATCTGGGGATGGACGATCTTGCTATTCCTTTTCTTCGTATACTGAGTGATACGTCACCACAGATAAAGAAAAGGGATCCTCAATACATTGAGGGAGCGGAGAGTGGAATGATCTACAATACGCTTACAAAAGAAATATACGACGGAGAAGCAGGGGCAAAGGTCATTCCTTGTGCATATCAACGTCAGTATATTGAATGGACAGATAGAGGCGAGGGCAGTGGTGCTCCTGTTAATATCTATCCTGCAGAGAGTGATATACTTTCAAAAACAACAAGAGATGACCAACGTAAGGATAGACTGCCTAATGGTAACTATATCGAAGATACAGCTAACCATTATTGCTTAGTTCTTGGTGAAGAAGGAACCTCTTCCCAAGTCCTTGTTGCCATGAAAAGCACACAGCGTAAAAAGTCTAAACGTTGGAATTCTTTGATGTTGGGACTTAAATTGAAGGGTGCAAACGGATTGTTTACGCCTCCTTCATACTCACATATCTACACGCTTAAAACTATTGCTGAGTCTAACAACTTAGGTGAGTGGTTTGGTTGGGATATTACAAGATTAGGTCCTGTTGAAGATGTTGATACTTATCAAGCTGCAAAAGGTTTTGCCGATAGCGTTGCTAAAGGTGAAATAAAAGTTAAGCATGAAGACGAAAGTGTTGACAGCGACGGACAATCTCCGTATTAATTAAGTAATTTTTAACGAAATTACAGAAAGGCGACAGTTTCCTCCGTCGCCTTTCGACTAGGGATAAGAAATTTATGACTACACAAGAAGAATTTATAAAAATATTTACAGGCTTAAAAAGGGCCTACGGACAAACACTAAGTAAGTCACGTAATGAAGCTGGTAAACTACAGGGAAAATCATGGATTGTTCCCGAAGAGATTACAGAAAAAAATTGGATTACACATTTAAAAGGCGAAGAGCCTTCACTTGGTATTATTCCCATTAATGAAAACAATGAATGTACCTGGGGTGCAATAGATATTGATACCTATGCAGGGTTTGATCATAAAAAATTAGTTAAAAAAATTGTCGAAAAGAAATTACCGTTGGTTGTATGTAATTCAAAAAGTGGCGGTGCACATGTATATTTATTTGTAAGCGAGCCAGTGCGTGCAAAAGATATGCAAGTAAAATTAAAAGAGATAGCTGTATTTTTAGGTTACGGTGACTGTGAGATATTTCCAAAACAAATACAATTGAACCAAAAAGGGACAGGTAACTTTCTAAACTTGCCTTATAATAATCCAAAGTATCCGACACGTTATGCATTTGACGACGAAGGTAACTCATTAGAACTTAAAGAGTTTATAAACTATTACAAAGATAAAGTGGTATCGAATCTCGACATGGTTGTTATCGAAAAAAATATGAACGACCAACTAAAAGAAGATTTTAAACAAGCTCCTCCTTGTCTCGTTAATCTAGCTGCACAGGGATTTGCTGAAGGCTCACGGAACATAACTATGTTTCAGTTAGGTATTTATCTACGACAAAGATTTAAAGATGATCTTGAAAATAAATTAGATGAATATAATTTAAAATATTTTAATCCTCCGTTGCCAAGTAAAGAGATACAGACTTTGTTTAAACAAGTGTCCGATTCAGAAAAGTATTTTTATAATTGTCCTGAACAAGACGACAAAGATCCTGATAAACTTGTTGGAGATTTTTCTTCTGTCTGCGAAAAAATAAAATGTCAGACAAGAAAGTTTGGTGTAGGGAATCACGCAAAGAATGAAATAGGTAATATGAAAAAATGGGTGACAGAGAACCCTGAATGGGAAGTAACTCATAACGGTAAGGTTGTTACTGTAAATAAAAAACAACTAAAAAATCATGACTTGTACGCGGAAGAATGTTTAGCGCAAGCGGATGAACTACCGCGGCCCGTGCCTAAAGTTATATGGGTAGACATTGTTAATAACATGATAAAAAATATGAAAGATGATGATTATATTTATCCTCCTGCAGAGGTAACATTAAAGGGACAATACTTACATCAGTTACAAATATTTTTAGAGAACAATAAAGGTGCAAAAGACCGACAGGATGTCTTAACAGGCATGGTCTATGAACACGAAGAAGGATATTTCTTTTTTAAACCACAAGCATTTAGAGACTTTTTAAAGACTAAACGCTTTACAGGTTTATCTCCGACTCAAGAGTATAAAGTTTTTGAGTCGCTCGGCGGCAACACAGCAAAGTTTAAAATAAGTAACAATGCTGAACACTGTTGGAAGGTTCCAACCAGTGTACTTGAAACAGAATATGAAGTTAAAACTAATAACTTCGAAGAGGAAAGGCCGTATTGATGCATAGAAACATAGTCATAGGACCGCCAGGAACTGGCAAAACAACTTACTTAAAAAACAAAGTACAAGAACTTTTAAAATCAGGAGCTTGTCGTTCACAAGAAATTGGATATTTTAGTTTTACTGTAAAAGCTGCAGAAGAAATTCGTGACAGAATTGTAGCAGACTTCGAAGAGAAGTACACAGCAGAGACAGTAAAAATAGCATTTCCATATTTCTCTACGTTACACTCACTTGCATATAAAAGATTACGATTACGACCAGATCAAATTATGGATGAAAGTGATTATGAAGCTTTGTCAAAATTAACAAGTCACGAATATGTAAACAAGATGCGTAAAGGTAATGGTGTAGATATTTCCATGCCAACAGCAAAGAGTGAGTATCAAGACATTATTAATTTAGCATACGCAAAGTATCCTGATGATGACGATAGATTGTTAAAAGTATTTAAAGAAAGAATGCTTAATCATTATGGTGCAAGAAAAACAATTGAACAAATGGATGCAGATCTAGCTAAGTTTAAACTAGATAGAGATAAGTTTGAGTATGTTGATTTCTTTACACACTTCATAAAACAAAAAAGCGCTCCACAATTAAAGTATTTATTTATCGATGAAGCACAGGATCTATCTGCACAGCAGTGGCAAGTTGTCGATATGTTGCAAAAAGAATCAGGAGCGTTAGAAACGTATGTAGCTGGTGACGATGATCAAGCAATCTTTCGTTGGGCTGGTGCAGACATTGAACACTTTATTCAAATGGCAGGCGATAACAGAAATACAATTATAGAATTAAAACAATCGTATCGTATTCCTAAAAGCGTGCACAGTATTGCCACAAATTTAGCACAGTCTATATCAAAAAGAATACCAAAAGAATATAAACCAAGAGATGAAGAAGGAGTCAGAAAAGTCTTAAATATCAGACCTTTCCAGAGTTTATTGCATGATGGTGAATGGTTAATTTTATGTCGCACACACGAGATTGTAAAGAATGTTTGTGAAACTTTAGAGATGTATGGATTTTTATATAAGAGATACGGTCACTCCGTTGTTAATTTTAAATATATAGAAGCAATCAGAGCATGGACACGATTACAAAAAGGTGAAAAAGTATCAGGTGTTGATTGTGAAACATTATATAACTACATGGACAGCACGCGCATAAAAAGAAACTATGGCGTGTTTAAAGGACAGCCAGAAGGTTTTTATACTATAGATGATCTTATTAACGAACATGGATTGCGCGATCAAATTTTAATTAAAAAAGACATGCATGATGTAAAAAACATTGCATGGTTTGATATATTAAATGCAAAAGGATTTTTAAAACGTATAGCTTACTTGCGATCTATTATGCGTTCTGGTTTTAAATTAGAATCAAAACCACGTATTGAAGTATCTACCATACATGCTAGTAAAGGTGGTGAAAGACAAAAAGTTATGTTGTTAACAGATTTATCAATGGGTCCTTACAAGAGTTATAAAGAGTCTATTCAAGGTAGAGATGATGAAGCAAGAGTTTTTTATGTTGGTGCAACGCGTGCCAAAGAAGAACTGTATATTATTCATCGTGTTGATATGCAACATGAGTACGAACCAATATTCCATTACGAAAGGAAATCTGCGTGATTTGTCAAGACATTTTAAAAGAAGCTGAGAAACTTGTTGCTGGTGACAGGCAAGAAGACTACGGTGATAAACTAACGAACCATGAAAACATTGCTAAGTTATGGAGTGCATATCTTGATAAAGAAATAACTCCTCATGATGTTGCGATATGTATGGGCCTTGTTAAAATCGCCAGATTAAAACACGCACATAAAAAAGATAGCTATGTTGATTTAGCTGCTTACGCTGCGATAGCTGGAGAGATAGATGAAAGAACAACCTAACTGGTTTCCTAAAGTACATCGCATGCCTAGTGAATGGGTACAGCCTGATACTTTTCCTGACTTATCACGCTACGATAAAATAGCTATTGATTTAGAGACACGAGATCCTGGTATCAAGGACCGCGGCCCAGGATATATTCGTAAAGATGGTGAAGTCGTGGGTATCGCCGTCGCCGTCGAAGGGTGGTGTGGTTACTACCCCATTGCTCACGACACACCTCCAAACATGGATAAAAAAATAGTTACGCGCTGGTTAAAAGATCAATGCGCATATGAAGATAAAGAGTATGTTTTTCATAATGCTTTCTATGATGTAGGATGGTTAAAAACGATGGGTGTTGACATCAAAGGAAAAATAATAGACACTCTAATTGCTGCTGCCTTAGTAGATGAAAACAGGTTTCGATATGATCTAAATTCACTAGGAAGAGATTATTTACAGGAATCAAAATCGGAAACCCAGCTACGAGAAGCAGCGAAAATGTGGGGCTTAGATCCTAAGTCGGAAATGTGGAAGCTTCCCGCCTCACATGTAGGAGAATACGCAGAACAAGATGCAGCAATGACGCTACGTCTTTATTCTCATTTTCAAATAATAATATCAAAACAAAATCTTCATAATATTTTTGATTTAGAAACAGCCTTATTTCCTGTTTTGTTTGAGATGAAAACAAAAGGTGTTAGAGTAGATTTAGAAAAAGCAACTACAATTAAAGATGATTTATACAAACAAGAAAAAAAACTTCTCGGATCCATTAAAAAACTTTCTGGAGTGGACGTCGAAGTCTGGGCTGCCTCCAGTGTGGCAAAGGCGTTTGATAAACTTTCATTGCCATATGATCGTACTCCAACAGGACAACCAAAGTTTGACAAGAACTTTTTGTCGACACATGACTCCCCTCTGGCTAAGATGGTTGTGGAGTGTCGTGAGATTAACAAAGCAAGAACCACCTTCATTGAAAGTATTACCAAGCATTCGTACCGAGGGAGGATTCATGCTGAGATCCACCAAATGCGTTCGGATCAAGGAGGAACGGTAACAGGGAGATTCAGTTATAGTAATCCGAATTTACAGCAAATACCAGCACGGCACGGTATCCTCGGCCCATTGATCAGAAGTATATTTATACCTGAGAAAGATCATGAGTGGGGTATCTTTGATTACTCGCAACAAGAACCACGGCTCGTCGTACATTACGCAAGCCTACGTCATTTTA